TATGGTTTGACTCTGCACCTGTAGTTGGGACAGCGTTAGTAAGTAACGTAGCTACGGTGATGATAGCCAACCCCGGCCTATTTACTACTGGCCAAACCGTCACAGTAGCCGGGGCTGGCACTACTTTTAACGGCAGCTACACAATTACTAGCACCCTGCCTTTTAGCTCTGGTAGCACTAGCCTTTTACCAGCGTTTAATTTACAGCTTAATTATTACCAGTACCCACAGGGTTACAGCTTTATACAGTATGCAAAAACAGCTAGTGACCAAAACTTTAGGCGCGTAGTACCTAGCGGCACTATGACGGGTGAGGATACAAAGACCGCAAGCTACGCGGCTACACCTGCAATTAACGCTGCCGCTTTGATGATAGCTGAGAATATCTGGACTAGCCGATTTAGCACACAGGCAGGCGGGGTAAGCGTAGATGGCTTTAGCCCTAGCCCGTTTAAGATGAGTAATACCCTAATGGCATCTGTACGCGGCCTGCTAGCGCCGTATCTAAACCCTAGCGCTATGGTCGGATAATGCCAGCCGCGATAACTACGCTTAGATCTACTATAGCCGCTGCACTAGCTAATAACTCTGTTTGGTCTACCTTTAGCTTTCCACCTAGCACAATAGTAGCTAACAGCGTAGTAGTGGCTCCGGCAGACAATTACATTACGCCTAGCAATAATTCTTACGCAAGTATTGCGCCGCTAGCAAATTTTAAGATTATTATGACCGTGCCTATGTTTTCTAATGAAGGCAACCTGCAAGGCATAGAGGATACGATAGTAGCCGTGTTTGGTCTATTAGCCGCTAGCAGTATCGTATTTAATGTTACCGCTGTATCAGCTCCTAGCGTATTGGCGCTGCCTAGCGGTGATTTGCTTACAAGCGATTTACAAATATCCGTACTAACGAGCTGGAGCTAAAATGGCACTTACAGATGAGGATAAAGCGTTTCTAATCAAGATAGGGCAAGAACTGCCTAAAGAGGTTAAAGAAACAAAGCAAAAGGCAGTAAAAGACACAGAAACACCGACAACAGAAAACGAGGAATAACTAATGGCAATTTTTCTTTCTAACGGCGTAGTAGTCACGCTAAACAGCGTGGCCCTGTCGGATCACGTTACTAGCGCAACTATTAACCGTAGTTTTGATGAGCTAGAAGTTACAGCTATGGGCGACACAGCGCATAAGTTTGTAAAAGGTTTAGAGGCCAGCACTATCACGCTTGATTTTCTAAACGATACGGCAGCATCAAACGTACTTGCAACCTTGCAAGCTGCGTGGGGTACTACTGTAGCGCTAACACTTAAGCAGACAAGCGCGGCTATATCGGCAACAAACCCAGAATATCAGACCACAGTTTTGGTCAACAATACTACAGACATTAACGGATCTGTCGCTGATATCAGTACCCAGAGCATTACATTTACTTGTAACTCACCTATCGTAGTAGACACCACACCATAACTAAAACAAAGGGGCAACAATGGCACAGCTTAAAATAACAAGGGCAGACGGCAGCGTAAGCGAGCATAAGATTACGCCCCGTATTGAGTATGCCTTTGAGCAGTATGCTAAAAAAGGTTTTCACAAAGCCTTTAGAGATGATGAAAAGCAAAGTGATGTTTACTGGCTAGCCTGGGAGTGCCTACGCACTAGCGGCGAAGTAGTAAAAACGTTTGGGGCAGATTTTCTAGAAACCTTAGCTAAAGTTGAGGTTACAGACGATAACCCTTTGGAGTAGTGGGGCGCGGTAGTTTTGGCTATTTAATCGCACAAATTGCGGTAGAAACAGGCATAGCGCCCCAGTACTTGCTAGATCTAGATGATGTAATGTTTAGTAATATCCTAAAGGTTTTAACCGATAGGGCTAAGGAGATGCAGGATGCCAACCGAGGTAAGAGGCGGCGTTGAAGCTCGCAAGGCTTTACGCAAGTATGCCCCGGATTTAGGCAAAGCTATACAAAAAGAACTAGCCAACCTGTTAAAGCCTGTTACAAACAAAGCTAAGGGTTTTATACCTGCAGATATACCAGAACTAAGCAACTGGTCTAAGCCAGTATCTAGCGCAGAAACAATAAATTATAGAGCATTTCCAAAATTTGATGCAGGCGAAGCTAGGCGCGGTATAGGCTATAGAACAGCGCCCAGCAAGCCTAATAAAAACGGCTTTAGAGCTTTAGCGCGCATAGCCAATGTAAGCGCTGCCGGTGCTATCTATGAAACTAGCGGGCGGCTTAACCCGTTTGGCAGACCGCAAGGCCCTCTAGTAGATCGTTACATAGATGGCGTATACGACAAAACTACTGCTAGCGGTAAACAATACTCTAACAGCCTTAATCCTAACGCTGGTAAACAATTTATAGATGCACTTAATGGCACAGGTAAAATAGTAGATGCTAATAATCAAACAGGGCGCGGGCGTAGGTCTAGAAAGATGAAAGGCCGGGCAATTTATAGAGCTTGGGCTGAGGATGGCGGCAAGACTAACGCAGCTGTAATTAAAGCTATAGAGAAAACCAAAATTGTATTTAATAAATATATCTTGCAGGCGGTAAAATAATGGCTGTAGATCCGCAAGTAGTAGTAAATATAGCCTCTGAGTTTACAGGCAAAAAA